CAATATTGCTGGATTAGAATTAATATATTGCGTAACTCTAAATGAATTGAATCTATTTTCTTCAGAGTTGAATCCATTTCCAGGTGTAGTTACATTACCAAGATCATCAGTAACAGTTTGTCTTTCCAATCCTTCAACAAAAATTCTATCACCTACTTTAAATGGTGGGGAAGAGAATCCATCGATAGGTGGAGTACTCAGTTCTAGTGAAACAATGCCACCAGTATAACTAACAATTCTTTCTACCTGAATGCCGTTACTATTTCTTAGTGGGAAAATTTTATGCTCAACGGAACTTAAACCTCTAGGTTCCTGAATAATTTTAACTCCAACAATGGTGTTGCCAGCAAAATCTGCTTCTAAAACATATTGTGATGGATCTATTTTTTCTCTTCTAAACATATCAACCACAACTAACTGTGGTGCAGACAAGTAATTTTTACCGCCATCAAGAACAGTGATAGATTGAATCTTATCAGATCCAGATAGAGTCAATAGATTTGCTATAGATGCTTCTGGTCTTAGTGTTTTGTCTGCAGCGTATTCAAATCCTTCATTAACAATTCTAAAATTATTTAATTTGCCTATTGTAGTTGTAGTTGGTCTGATAATTGCACTAGATCCTACAGTGCTTGCTGTTCCAACAAGTAGGTTATTAATAACGGGCAATCTTGAATAATTTGTGCCTTTAGATAGAACTTTAATATCATCAATAGGTCCAACTGCTGTTAGAGAGTTAGTTGTATAACTTAAATTATCAACTTCTGTCTGATCATAATCAAGTTTTTCTGGAACTACTGATGGTGAAATATGGAATGTTGTTGCACCAATACCAAAAACTTTATATGTGTTATTGTACTTACTGTCAACATATACTATCTCAGAATAATCAACAACATCAGTATCTGGTTTAATTGACTTACCATCTTTTTCAAACGAATAATATAGTTTTGTTGGTAAATCGTTATTGTAAGTGATTGTATATGACGTGGATAATCCAGTAGTAACTATCTGTTCGACAACACTAAAACTAGATGTTGATCCTGTTGAAACAAATTCATTATTTAATCCTTTATCGTAGAAGAATTTGAATGTATATTCATCTAACGATGTATCAGAAACATCAAAAACAATGTTGTTATTTTTGAATACTTCAATTTGTGGATTTAGAAGACTAATTTGTTGACCCGATCCCCCAGTACTAGCAATACTAACATTTATTGGTGGATTAAATTTAGTGTCATTTAATGTTTCAGAAAGTTTAAACTTATTATCATTAATACGATAGACAAAGTAACCAGAAGTTGTTAACCCTGAAGCAACATCATTTGTTGAATTATAGAAAACTTTTTGACCTGTTTTTAATCCATGATCATTAATTGTAATGGAATTTTCACTAGTATCAACTACATCAGATCCAAACCCGACAGGATTAATTAAAATCTTATTATAAACAGAATCATATCTAACTTGAATTGCTGAATCTGTACCAATACCAACTGATAATTTTGGTTTGACTAATAGTTCAATCTCATCATTTGTTTTTAAATTGTGTACCGTTGAGATTGATACTTGAGTTTTTATTTTTTGAATATCCGCTGTTATTTCGTTGAATGTAGTTTTTAAACTATACTCAAAACTATTATTATTGATTGCATCTGTAGAAACAAAGTATAGACCATTAGTTGTAGTTGTTAATCCAATTTGAGTGGTAAGACCAATATAATCTTTTCCTTTGTTAATTACATATAGAGTTTGGTTTGTACCATTTGATGGGATTGTGAAACTAATGTCACCAGGTTCAGTACGAACAGGTAATCCATTTACACCACCTGGTAATCTAAATTCAACTGTTTGATTAGATCTAAATGGATGATTTGGAAGATATATTGATTGGACTGGAACAGAAACAGTTTTTGTTGCATTTCCTAAATGATAATTTATATCTGTAGAAGTTCCTGTCTGTAATCCTACACCAACACTAAAGAATGGATTAAAGAAAGTACTAACATTTTTAACCGAATCAAAATAATCAGTTACTAATGGTATAGTAATAGAACTATTTTTTACTTCAACAATGTCAGATACTGTATGAGATATTCCAACAACTCCTCGTTTTACACGTAAGATATTTTCCTCAGGGAAAACATTTAATACAGAAAGAGTTTCTGTTCCAATACCAATTGATGTGCCAGCACCAATAATGGGTGATATTGTAGAAACATAAATGTCAGTTCCTACACCAGTATTTTGAGTTAGGACTTGCGTTAATCTAGTGAATTCTGAAGATACTCCGACGATATGGGATCCAACTACACCATTAACGAACGTTGATATTCCAGAAATTTGAACTATATCACCATCATTTAATGTGTGAGTTGTATCCGTATGAAGTCTAATAACTTCTGGAGTTTCTCTTACTAAAACAGCATCCTCAAAACTTAAATATTCAGTTACTATAGAATTAATTGGTTGTCCACCAACTCTAGATACTTCAGAAGCAGATCCTCCACCACCAGTCCCAGAAACATCATATACCAAGGAGTTTCCAACCTGATAACCTTCACCACCACTTATGATTGTAAACCCATCTACAGAACCTCTAGAAGCAGCTGTGACCTTTGTTTTTTGTTGAATTGGTGAATTAGATTCAAACAGAAAATCTCCACCAGAGTTTGGTTCACCTGTTCTATATGGGAAAGTATTTCTAACAAGATCTGAATTATTAAAATCAAATGTCTGATCTAAAGTTTCCGTAGATACCTGAGATCTATATGTATCACCGATAAAATATGGGAACTTTGGATCTAATTTACCAGTTGTTGCATTAGTTGATACTCCAACAAAGTATGCGTATACTCCGTTTGGAAATTCTGGTGTTTTCGTATATCTTCCATTATGAATATCAAGATCTCCACTATCATCAAATACATAATCTTCAATGAAATATCCAAGTTCAAAAGCATCTACAGATGGTCTATTTTTAATATTAGTAGAAGATTCTATATAACCAGTTTCAATTCTTCTTGTTGCGGAGTTGTCATCATTTGGATCATCAAATCCATACGGTCCATAAATTGGATTACCATCATTTGCCCAACCAATTACCTTAGAATGGTCGTCCTCAGAACTAGCATCTAAGAAGGATTTTCCATCGCGATCCGTTGAATAACCAACAATACCATAAGATAGGTCATCCTGATATTCTATTAGTAATTCATCAGAAAATCTCTTAAAATTATTAATTCTCAAATGTCGTACATTAGATTCTAATACAACATTTCTTCCTGGTGGTTTTACTTTAATAGATGTTTTAGTCTCTGTATACCCAGTTCCTTTGTTGAGAATAATAACTTGGGTAATTTTTTGATTTTCAACTACTGCTCTCAGTCTAGCACCTACACCATCACCAACAACTTCTAAATCTGGTGGAGCATTAAACAACTTACCGCCATTCTGAACATCAACCGCAATAATTCTTCCTCTTTTTATAATTGCTTTTAACTGAGCACTTAGACCAGTTTTAACAGTTACTACTGGATTTCTGTGGAAGTTTAAAATATTAGATCCATAATCAGATCCTTCTTCATAAACATAAGCGTCTACAATACTTCCTCTAACAATTGGAGTTGCAATAATGGTATTACCAGTACCAACTCCTGCTCCATATTCGGCATTAATTACAACTTCTACAGGTGGATAAGAGAATATTTGATATCCTTGTCCCGAAGTGCTTCCAAAACTTACATAATTTCTTCTCTCATAATCAGTTTTAGCGCCACCAACTGCAACTGCTAATTTAAAATTAGAATCATCAATTTTAATAATTCTGTATTGAGATGTACTTGATAAACCAGAAATGGTGGAAGTCTCAAAAGTATAATCGATTAAGTCACCATCATTAAATCCATGATTTTTAAATGTGATTAAACTATCTAATGTAGAGATTCCAACAGGTTTTACTCTTAGGGTTCTATTTTGATATCCCTCTCCAGGATTTAATACTTTAATCTCAGAAACCACATTCTGTTCATCAAAGGTTCTAAACCTGTGTATTCCTCCCGTACCAACTGTTGTAAATCCAACAGTATTAATACCAGCATTATACTCTTCAATGCTTCTATAGAGATAAATTGATCTGGTGTTGATAATTTGTGGATAATAAACTCCACCGCTTACAAGGGTTTCATTTTGGTCTAAATTAGATCCACCAAATGATCCAATTCCTAATGAGGCATTACCATTAGGACTGTATACAATTTTTTGACCGTCAACTAAATTGTGGAAGTCTTCAAATGTAAGCGTATCATTATCAATATCAATACCACCTGTTACAGCAAGACCAACCCTTGTTGCATTAAAATCAATATCTCTAAACTGTTTAGAAACCACTGCTTCTAGTAAAGCATTTTTACCGTTTCCACCACTTATAGTGGTTGATAGAACTCTATTGATACTAAAGTTTTGTGGATCAACTTTTATTTCTTTAACATTTCCACTAACAACTGCTTGTGCCTTTGCAGTTATTCCTGTTCCAACAGAAGGTGCAGAAATTTCAATGAATGGTGGATTGATTACATCATAATCAGTACCACCATTTAAAACCTTAATATCTTCTATAGGTCCATAGTATACTCTATCGTCGGATTTATAACTATGAACTTCAACACCATTAATCAATATACCAACCTGTCCAGTTTCTGTTGGAGTATCAGTTCCGGATTGAATATTTGGTTTTAGGGGTATTTTAGTTAAAGAATTTTTTTGTTTTAGGGATTTTCCATATTGCTGTCTTAATGTGAATACATGAGAAGTTGCAGTATTAAATGCAGTTTTATCAAATTGTACTGTCTGTATAGTTCCAATAAAAGATCTAGCATTATAAAGTTTTATTCTATTAGTCCTTGCTGGATTAGTGTCTTTAACAACCTCAACATAATAGTTTCTACCAGTTTCCAGTCCAACAATTGGATCACCACTTCCACTGTAGATTACTTCGTCTCCAGTAATAAAGGGAACATCAGTATCAAAAGATATGATTGAATATTTTCCGGTTGTTGAAACAAATCCTTGGTATATTGTATCTAAATTGGTTGATGAATCAATTGAAATTGATGAACTGGAAATATTTTTTTCAATCGTATAATCTGGAAGAGAGTTTGAAGCAACGTACATACTCTCATTATTTTGATTGTAAGTATTCTGTACGTTTGCTTGAATTCTATCGCTATCTAACTGAGCTCCAGTTGAATTTGCATATTCATATCTCTTTCTTATACTTAATTCTCTAGTCGAAGCGACTGTAACATTTTTATCTAAGGTGACTGTTTTATCAGATATTGCAGTAACTTCAGCATCAGAGACAACAATGTTCTCTGCATTCTTATCTAAAATATCAGTAGAATCACCAACCTTTAAACTAGACTTATCTGGTGTTTCAAATAATGTTAATGTGTTATTTGTAAAACTGTCAATTTCATATCTTGATCTGGTGTTGTATATCCAAGTATTAAATGCAAATTGTTTATAGTTGTCATTATTATTTGGAATACTTTCACCAAGATTCTTGACCTCAATGATATCATCTTCAAATAATAATCTATAGGAATCCTTATTCTCAATATCTGACATAACGCCAGAAATTTTCATTGTTACTTTCTTAGAAAGATCACCATCTTCATATCCATAAACTGTATCAGTTTTAGAATATAGTGAATCTTTCGGTGAGATTGCACTTGTTATTCCAGTACATCCAAAGAATTGATTTACAGTCTTACTGGTGTAATCAATTTCATCATTACCAACAACAACGGTTCCAGTCTGACCAAATCCAATAGTGCTATCTACACTAATAACTGACGCTCCGATAGAAACATTGTCGGAAACTAAACTCTTTGGAGTTATGTCGAATGTGCCTTCGATTAAACTTTTTTCATTATATCCAGAGAATAATTGAATTTTATAAAATGTCTTTCTATTTCTGGTTATGATTTCAACTTCTGATACGGGTCCAGTTGCAGTATCTGTAAAGTTGCTGATCATTTGACCGATCAACTTATTAGGATCTCCATCAATAACTTCAGTTACAAGGACTCTTCTTCTAATATATTCTGCGAATGATGGTTTTAAGAGGAAATCTTCAAGGTTAATAATTTTAGGTACTTCATTATATAAGATTGCAAATAGAATTCTAAAAGCTTCTTCAGTTCCTTTACTCTGATAGAAGTCACGAACTTGTTTGATAAAATTATTTACGTCTAAAGTACTAACAAAACTAACATCTTCAAATCCAGGTGCGAGAAGATACTTAATTTTGCGATAAAATTCTTTAAGGAATAAAGAACTTAGGTTTTTAATATTAGACCCATCAGTATGGGATGAAGCAGTTGAAGAAGTAAATACTAATTCTTCTGGATTTAGATTATCTCTATACGATGTAATTCCACTAAAACCACGAACACATCCAGTAAAACTATTAGTCGTTATACCAGTATATGTAATAATTTCATCATCAATTTTTAAAAGACCATACTGCTGGGGAAACCCATTAGTTGTGGTAACATTGACAGTGGTATCAGAGGCAGTAATATCTGATGTTATGCCAACATGATCATTTAAAATATCTGGTGTTAAATTGTTGAGACTCAGATATTGATCCAAATTTTCGGCAATATCAATCGTACCGCCTCTAAATTCCTGAGAGACATAGTACTGCTTCAGAAATTCTACAACCTTAGGACTTTCGGATAGTAAAAATTCTGGTAATTGATTATCAACAATTTGTTGGACTTTTACCCTAGCATCAAAACCAGTTGTAATCATATCTCCTCTCTATTATTTCCTTGTTATTTGTCCGTTTGAATAACTAGATCTTACTGGGAAGTTAACACCAGAAATCTGTTCTCCAGAAGCAATCGTATCCCTAACCATATTTATATTGCTTTTTGAAATATCAAAGATTAGATATAGATCCTTTAAACCTATAACATCATTAGATTCTGGCACTGCCTGAATTTCTATGACATTATCTGGTAGATCTGTAGCAACAATATTAATCGTATTTACAATAATTTCACCTTTCTTATAATCTACCGTACCAATAGATTTTTTAACAACTTCAAATGTATCTGGATCTAAGGTTGGTTTAACAATAGAAAGCAAACCAATATCACCATTAGGATTGGGTACATCTAGAAAATATACCGTGTCTGTTTCTCCAGCAATTTTAAATCCAGTACTCTTAACATTATAACCATCTAGATTCTTATGGAATCTATTTCCATAACATATTTCATACTGAGCGAACGTACTAGTAATCGCATTCAAATTCCGTCTCATTCTAACTCTGGTGATGTTAGAAGTAATTGAATTATCTACATTATCGATAATTTGTAGAATTTTGCTATATTTAAATCTTCCACCAAATTTATTCATATCAACAGTTTTAGAATGTTGATTGAGAGAAGTTATAACATTACTTCTAATTGACTGAACATCTTTTGCTTTAGATGAATCATAAAAGATATCAGAGTCAACCTCTACAAATAGTAGTTTTAGATCTGAAAGTTCTTGCTTAATGCCAGATATAGTGTATTGTTTTAGATCGTTAAGAATCTGCGTCTTTGCAAAGTCGGAGATAGCAAATCCATTTTTTGGTTTTATACTGATCACAACCTTACCAAATTCTGGTGGGTCAAGTTCTTCACCACCAACAACAGAAACAGATTCAGTACTTGGGAATATCTTTTGTATAATTGCCTCGTAGTCCCTTGCAGTAACCGCACGATACTGCGATGCGTACACTCTAGGTGCAAAGTACTTGATTGAGTCTATCTGCTCAATGTCGCCCCCTCCGGTGGAGGATGCGTTTGTTGTAACCGTTACTGAATTTGTTGGGTTTGTGATTAAACCATTACTATCAGTCGTTGTTCCTGCATAAGAGAACAATGCTGGTCCATTACCATTCTGACCGTCAGTTGTAATATAACTTACTTTGATTACAGCATCAGTTTCTAATTTTTTACCAATAATACCATCACCAAAAAGCAGTTCATATCTTTCATCTGAAACTTCTTGAATCAAATATATTTCCGAATCTTTATTGACCGTAACGATATTATCAACTTGCTTATATTCTTTACTACCAACAGTTATAACAATTGTAGATGTATCAATACCTGGATTACTTAAAATAAACCTTTGATCTTGAGAATTATCTACTACAAATTCTTTAGTCAGATATGTTCCTTGGAATACATCAATGCTATCAAATGTAGCGACCCCATTAATTACATTCGCACTAATATCAGAAGGAACAGAGAATGTGTACTGAGTGTTATCTACTGCACCTACACAAACAAGTCCTGCCTTTAAAATTATTTGATTGGAAGTTGTTGATGTATTAATTGAAAATGATACATTCGCTTTTGCTGAAGTTTTGGATCTTGGAACATATCCAATATTTCTTGCTAAAGATACAACATTTTCTCTCAGTGTTGAAGAATCCAAGAAGGATTCATTTACAACCATGTTAGAGTTAAATGCCGTAATATATGTGTTATATGCTAACGTATCAATTAACACGGAAAAGTTAGATCCCTCAAAATCAAAATCCGTGAACGTTGAGTTAGCACGGAGATAATCCTTAATGGATGTCTTTATCTGATCAAAATCTAGATTGGTAAACTTAGTAAAAGGCATTATTTTATCTGGTTGCCTCTAGGATGAACGTAAATTGTTGTGCAGGAACCTCTTGACCGATAATATTAAAACTAACAGTTATTTCAAATTCATTTTGATCTGGTTTAGGATTCACATCAACGAAGAGATTATTAATTCTCGGTTCGTAGTTTTCAATAGCAACTTGTATTTGTTTTTCTAAAATAGATGCTGTACCAAAATCAACAAAATCAAATAAACTAACTTTTACATCCGAACCAAAGATTGGATTAAAAAATCTTTCACTTGGAACAGTATTCACAATATTGCGAACACTTCTTTTAATTGCATCTTCATTTTTAAGAACAAGGACATCATTAGTCACAGGATGTTTGTCAAATGATAGACTAATATCCTTAAATGCTCTGGATATCCTTTGAACCACGATAGATCTAGAGATTGTACTTGTTTTTATTTATACCCCTATTCAGAATAATTCCGTATTATCGTCTGCTTTTTCATAAAGGTCTTCTTGATTGATGGAATCACTCTTTTTAGGTGTGATATCATCATTTGAAATTTCACGAAGCATTTTTTGATGCTGTTGATTCGCCAAATTATCTAAAAAATCATTTTGTGGATTCATTTCTTCATTTTCGTAGTAATTAATGTAATCAGTGGCGAGTTTTGTAGTTCCCCACATCTCTCTCATGTAATTAATGTCCCTATCAACAGGTGAATTGCCCATTTTAGCTCCCGATTCGTTAAAATCAGAACTTTTAAAGGGGTTACTATCCCTTATTTTTATTTATTTTGCTTTTCACAGCATCATAATCATCTTCAAGTACATCTTTTAGGTAATCTTCATCATAATTATCATAATAATTGGTTTTTGTAAGTTTTAATCTTGCTTCTAGAAGATCTTTTCTTGGTTGTACTAGAACTAGATTGTATTTTCCGTTATTTGACTGAACTTTATTGACAAAAGTGTCCTCATTTCTGTGATCTGCAAGGAATTTATATTCTTTGTACTTTAAATTGTAGTTATCAACTGCAGTATAGAGATAATCTGGATCATGATGATCCTCTACAACGTAAATTGTAACGTCATAATCGGAAGATGGAACAATTTCATCTAATTTTTGCTCGACAATAAGAAAATTTGCCGTTGAAGCAAAGGGACAAAGAGAGAAATTACCCAATTCTGGTCTAACTTTAGATAAATCTCTAATCCATCTCCGAATATATCTATTTTTCTTGTCTCTCATCAGGTGTAGTCCAGAAATAATCATCACAATCACCTAGTCTTCCCCATTCAACACCATTTTCAGTTTGGAAAATCTGTGTTGATACCTTAAAATCGGGTGTTTTGACTGGATCTGGGGTCATTGAGGTATCATAGATGCGGCATCTGTTGTTTGGATAGAGACAAAACTGCCCGTTTCTCAATTCAATCAGGTTAAATGACTTGTGTTCGTCAGGAAGTTCACTAACAGATGCATCAATCTGATCAAAATCACCGTGATAGTTATCAAGAGTACAGATGTAAGTACCTTTTAACTCACCAAAGTGCCTTGTACGTACTTCCCATTCCATCGGTGCGACAAATTGCTTCTCAATCACCGTAAAATCATAGTCCATACAGTTCCAAAACTGTAGGTTATAGATGTCCATATCAGGATCTGGTGGTTCAGGGCGTGATAAGAATGCAGATATTGGTAGTTTATCAAACATTGCCCCATATTCTGGTAGATAGGTTTCAAAATAAAATGCACGTCCTTGAATAGACTTGGCACATACCCATAAACCTTCTACGTATTCTCCGTGTCCATCCTTAAGATCACGAAGATATTCTTTTCTAACCCATACTTTTTTAGTTGGTAAGTTTGCAATTAGTTTTGCCATTCTTTAAAAAATTGCGATACTTCATAACCGTCCAATTCTGATTTATAATCCGAATCTTCTCCCAGATAAAAATATTCATATCCAAGTTTTTTATATATGGCACATTCATTCTTGAGAGATCTCTTACCAATATACAGTTTGGGGTTCTCATAATCCCAGGCAAACTGATCGGCAAAGACAGAATTCACACTATCAAAACGATAAACTAATGAAAAGGCAACAAGTTTATCACCATCATAGTATCCGACTATATCACAGTTGTTTTGTTCAAACTCTTCACGGAAGATTGGTATAACACTATCAAACTCTTTGTATTCACAATACTTACGATAGATCTCAAAACACTCCTTATAAAAAGAACTATCAAGAAGTTTGTAGTTAGAAACCTCCTGATAGTTCGTATCTTTTAATTTAATTCGACAAAACATTGCTATAGTGCAACTTCAATTATTTACCATCTCTCATTTGGTGGATAATATTGTAGAAGTTCTTTTCCTTGTTTGATATTACGCATTGCATATAATGTACCTGTTTCGGAATCATGGTAAACGTTTGGTTTACGAGAATGATTTACATAATATGAAATATCAAAACGATTAATATCTACATCAGTATAAAATCCTTTTTTATTTGATCCACAGGTAAGTTCTTTAATTTTCTTACTAGCACGTTTTGTTACATCAGACCAAGGGACAAATAACCATTCGTCCTCTTTTGTAATAGGAAAGATATTAGTGTCTTTGGGTATATCAATATATGCAAAAACACCAACACCCTTACATACTTTACTTGGAGCAAGATAAGTAAGTATTTCTTGTTTCTTACTCAACGCCCCTGTCCGCGATAAGGTTTCCGAGCACTATTGCGAGACGACGCGGCGAATTTAGTTCCTTTCCCATTTCCCTGCCGAGACTTTTTGGGTTTTCCGGAGGTGAAATCAGTATTCGTCAGACCTGTTTTTGCTTTTGCCATGATTCTGTTTCTCCAATAATAATAGTTTCAATGTCCCCTGCTTTGGGACTACCAGTGTTGTAGTATTCTTTTGCCAGATCCTCCATAAGATCCATGTACTCTATTTCGTCCATGTTCTCAAAGAGGATCTCACCATCCCTCTTTACAGTGTAGCGATCTGCCATCAGATAACCCGAGTTTTCTCGTGACCTACTCTGATACGAGGATCACACCAAATCTCAAAACCTGCTGCGATAGCATCGAGACAGAATGATACATCTTCTCCACACATATCCTGTACTTCACCAGATTCAAAGACTTGCATCTTCGGAGCAAACCATGGGTATTTGATTTCTTCATG